ATTTATGAATATAAATAAAATATACACAATTTTCAGACAAATGTCAATGTGTTTTATTAATTTTTTAATTTTTTATTTTGTGGATTTTTTTATTGACTTTTGGGTGGGATATGGGTATACTAGTACATGTTGTTATAAGCTGATTTGCTTATTGATATCGGGGTGTGGCTCAGTTTGGCTAGAGCGCCATCTTAGGGAGGTGGAGGCCGCAAGTTCGAATCTTGTCACTCCGAGTTTTGATTTTAACAGTGAGAACGCTGAAATTACTGTATTTTCTGCATTCTTGCTGTTTTTTTGTTTTTATTTATACAAGCTAATTTTGTGTTCAAAAGGTGTTTTTTTAACTTTTTTTGTCATGAATTTTGTCATGAAATTTTTTATAAAATTATAGACATTTTTTAATTACCGCGGATAACAGGAGTCGAACCTGTCATTATTTGCCTTATAAACGTTGTATTTATAATGGGTTCTTTTTGTTATGACAAATTTCATGACAAATAATTTTATTACGCTATCTTTTTCAAAACCGCCCTAGTCTGCTTGCCGACTATGCCATCGGATTTTAATCCGAGTATCGTCTGTATCTGTTTAAATATCTGCTCTGTGTCTCTGCTGTATACGCCGTTGATGAGCAAGCTGTCTGGCTGTCCATTGGTCAAAAGGTATCCACAGCGCCATGCATACCACAGGCACCAGTTAGCATCATTACCCAGGGTACCGACTTTACAATCGGATATTGGCTCTGTAAATGGATTTTTGTCCGCCGTTATTACTGTTATATCTGTTGATATACTCTTATCGTACCACTCGTCAAGATCCACATAGCCATTAATACCATTAATCTTGCCTTTATTGGTGTACTGCCATCCAGATATAGATATGCCAGTTGGTAGATTATCAGTGCTAGGAACAGAGTCCGTAATATCCATTACCTTACTTGACGGATATCGAGCTATCCAGAATTTAATATTATCTAGTTTATTTAAATAAGGCTTGATATATTTTGTGTAAAAATTTGAATACGTATATATTCCAATGTCCATTCCATTATTTTGGGCGATTGCTTTATACACATTTATGATGTCCACTATCTTTCCTGCCAGGCCTTGCATACATGCATCCTCCAGGTCTAGCCACATATAATTAATGCCTATTTCTTTTGCATATTTTGTGAAAGCGTTTGCAGCCTTTGTAGCTTTTGTGGCTGTATTGGCATAACTGTATGTGTACCCCATGGTGCAGGGTATGCCCGCGTCAAAGCACCCCTGCTTGTGTGTATATAAAAGCCCGTCTGGATTATTACTGGCGTTTATTACCTTTAATACTGCAAATGCAACGCCAGCCTGTCTTACAGCATTGTAATCCGTAACCGTATTCCATTTAGCTAAGTCAATTCCCTTCATATATTATTCCTCCGTACTATTTGTATTGGTGCCTGTACCTGCGTTCATAGCCTTCACCGCCGACTCTATGAGTATATTAATTTGTTCATCGGACAGTGCCAGGTTCTTGGCGGTCAACAACTCCTTTAAAAACTGTGTGACGTAAGCCTTTTTGTTGGATCCTGATTGTGTTTGGAGTGTCTGCTCTGCTGCCAGAACCGCGTAATTGGTCCATTTTTCGATTGCTTCAAGTTTTTCCGCACCAAGTTGCTCTTTAAGATACGGTATTACATGTCTTGCTATTAATGATATTATTATCACTAATAGCAGATTGATGATATAAAATACTAAATCTGTCATATTCTGTTTCCTTCCTTATTTGTAATTTTGCTCATTATTGTATATATTGTCGATTCCCGCCCGTTCAATAAAGTCCTTTTGTTGGTGTTTCACATTGTCGGCATATTTTAGGGCTTCGTCCATATCTCCATTGCAGTGTGCTTCTGGTATGCGTTTAACTGCCTTTGCTGTAGCCTCGCTTAATGCCAATGAGGCATGTACGCATTGCAGGGTCATGAATTCGCTATCTTGCCTACGTTTCTCCCTTTCGTCTGTCAGCATTTTATTTGCTTGCATTCTTTCATCTTCTTGTTTGTCTCGTTTCTCAATTTTCTTTTCCATCACCCAAAATGCGAATGCAATTATAGCTGAGGGAAAGCAGGCTGCAAATGCCACCACTATTGCCAATATGTTCATCGTTACCATAATTTGCTCCTTTCTGGCTTCAACTACTCCAGCCTTGCCAATTCGTTAATCCGCCGTACCTGTGGCAGATTGTCTAGTTCGTCCATTGTCATATATTGGCTAAGCAGCTGGAACAGATCGTTAATAATGCTTGACTGTTCCTTGATTATGATATTCTGTCTTTCCAGCACGCTGAGTGAGATATCACTGTAGATCAATTGTAATCCTCTCCCGTTATTTCCTTAAATTCATCTGCCGTTATGCCATTGCCCCCATTTGATTTTTCATATACCTTTACCCATTTCTTCAATGTGGTCTTGGTAATGTATTTAGGATACTTTGATTTTAATTCATAATACTTTGCTGTACGTTCTTCCATATCATTATTCCTCGCTTTCCTATTCTATTGACATGAGTGCAATATCCGCCTGTAGATTGGACAGTGTCTGCATTATCATTACACTGTTGATTTCATTGTCTATTGATAACAGTTCCTGTTCCGCCTGTATGTCCGATATGTTTTGCATTATGCTCTCAATGGCTGGGTTCTCCATTTCACCCAGATAAGCCTTATATTCCTCTGGCATGAGCCTTGCCTCTTCGTAATTCCATACCTGTATATCACCGCCGTCCTGCTTCTTTATTGAGGATTCGATGTTTTTCCGAAGATATACAGTTGTTAGTCCCACCTCAACTTCTTTAGGTCTTTCTGCCTGTGTACCCTCTGTTTGCCTGTAAGTAATGCTCATTTAATTATACCTCCTTCCTGTTTTTGCTCTTTTGCCGATAAACTTTTTAAGTTTACCTATGTTAATATGTGGGCGTATGTGGTCTATATAGCTGCCGTATGTGTCTGTATTCTTTATATATCCCATATAGCTAACCATTCCGTAAGCACCTTGTATTGTTGTGTGTCTCCCTACACGCCTTGCTTTCCGCATTATCCTAATGAAAATGGACTTTCTTAGCGTCGTCTTGTCTCTGTAAAATTTCCAGCCCATAAAGTCTAGCGGTCTGCCTTTTCCTTTGTATTCAAACCTGAATACCTGCCAGTTTTCCTTAATCCTTAATTTTAGGTTTTCTGTGAGATATTTTTCTATTGCCTTATGTATCTTGTGCAGCTCTTTCTTGTTGCTGCCAAAGATAACTATATCGTCCATATAGCGCATATAATACTTAGCGTGTAGCTGCTCTTTAATATAATGGTCTAGCGGTGTCAGCATGAAATTTGCGAACCACTGGCTAGTATAGTTGCCCAGCGGCAAGCCCTTTTCGCAGGCGTCTATAACCTGCTCTATTAGCTGCATAGCCTGCTTGTCCTTTATCTTCTTTCGTAGCATACGCTTTAGTATTTCCTTGTCTATGCTCTCGTAAAAGTGCTTGATATCCATTTTAAATACATATTTTGTATTCTTAACGTCGTTTCTTAGCCACTTCTCAATGCGTTTCTTCCCGTAGTGCGCCCCTCTTTTGGGTATGCTCCCGCAGCTATACTCATACATAGGCTTGATAAATATAGGCTGTAGCACTTGTATTATGCAGTGGTGTATAATCTGGTCGTATTTAAAGTGTGGCTTTCTTATCCTGCGCACTTTGTTATGCGTTCCCTCATTAACTATACACGCCGCGTCTATGTGTGCCTTAAACGTGCCGCTAAGTAACAGCTCTTGCACCCGCTCTATGTGGTAGTCTATATTGTTTAGCACTTCCTGCACGTCCCGCCTATGTCTCTTTCTTTTGCTGGCGTTCATTATCGCAAGCCGTATATTTTCCTTGCTTGCTATTTGCTCCATAAGGTTCTTGTATGATTTCATTTTCTGACTTATTCACCTAAAGGGTTTTCGCCGTATGGCTACTAGCCCCTACCTTTTGCGGTTGTATTTCCACTCGCTTAATAGCTATCACTGTTTCAAGTGCCAGCGGTGTAGGATAATAGAGTACTTGGTTATTGTTCCAATATGGATAAGTCTAGCCCAGCCCGTAATTCCAATTCGAGTTAGACAGCGCATTGTTCAAGTTAAGCGCGCAGCCCACAAGCAAGCCATTATTGCCATTGCTGCCGAACCGCGCAAACGGGCAGCCGTGAAAGCGTACTCTAAAACCCCTAAATATTTACTTTATCGTTATATAGGGCTATGCGGGGGAAGTCTCCCCCGTTCCCCCTATGCAGCTACGCTGCTAAAGGTTGCTCGCAAGTCAAGCCCAGCCCGAAAGACCAACCCGAGCCAGACAGCGCAGCGTTCAAGGTAAGCGCGCAGCCCACAAGCAAGCCATCAGCGCCAGCGCCGAACCGCGCAAAGTTTTGTTGTGATGTATTCCACCATGCCCCGTCTGGTATGTATGTCGTTTCGCTGCCACTTACTGTTATAGGCAGTAAGCCGTATTCGCTCATATTGTGGGCGCTCTGGTATCCCCCGCTCGTGCCACTTAGCCCAAAGCTGGTAGCAGTGTAACCGCTGCCGCTTGTGTTATATGGTCTGCACATTTTAACGGCATACTTTCCAGTTGTGTTATATAAAAGCCCCTGCATAAGTTTCCAGATGTTGCCCCATAGGTTCTCACAATTAAATACCTTAACTACGTCCTGCACGCCGCTACCTTTTCCGTAAAACGCGCCCTTTGTGTTTCCCGTTCCGCTGTTCTTTAAATTTGACGCGCTGCTCATACCGCTGTAGTATCCGTAGCCCCATGCCTCTTGTACGTCGTCGTTTAGTGACATAAGCCGCAGCAAATCCCATATAAGGGCTATTCTGCTCCATGTGTCGCACTCCCATAGGCTGCCGTTAGCCTGCGCGTATGTTAACTGCGTGTTTCCTGCTACTGTGTTGCAAGGCGCTAAGCCGCTAATACTTCTAATCTTATTGGATACGTTGGCGCCGTCGTAAATACTTCTGGCAAACCATTCCATTATGCTGCCGTCCTCTCGCTGGTGTGCGTATGCCTTAAAGTCGTCGTTGAGCTTGATATTACATACTTGAAAGTACTCGTAATTGCTGTCTTGCCAGCGCTTAACCCAGCAAGTAGGGAATAACGCCATAGCATTACCGCCATAAGAGCTGTCGGCTATGTCGCTTGCCTCGCCGTTTGCCTTTTTCGTAAGGTCGTTAGGGTTAAGCTCGTAGTCTATTGTGCCGTCGTATTTAAGCATTACTGGCTTGTTTTCTTTTACAAACCATACGTCAGCCCAGCTACCTAAATCTACCGCCCCTGTGGAATTGTTTCGTGTTGCTTTCTGCATACCTACCGCCATATCTGTAGCAGTAATCCTTGTCGCTGGGTTGCTGTCGTTCTTTGCCCTCTTGTATCCGTATAGCACATAAGCCTGGGGCGTCGCTGTCGCTCTGTTTTCGTTGCTGCCCGCCGATACCTTTAAGCCAGCCGCCCTATTAACTACGCCGTGGTCTGTGTATGGGAAAGCCGCAAAGTAATACTGTTTATCGTTTTCTAAGCCCTCTGCGGTTATTGTTATTGCGTTCCCGTCTGCTATGTGGTCTGTTAAAAGCGTCCCGTCTTTCTCGCTTGCTGGGTATCCCTCTGCACTCATTACCACATAAAAGCCTTTGACGCTCGCCACTAGCTGCCCGTTAATAATCGTGTCTGCTGGCTCTAGCGCTGTTATGCTTACTTTCTCGTCGCCTGCTGTAACGCTAAACTGCTGCATATTTGCTGGCGGTATCCCTACCCCCGCCGCGTCTATCTTCGTCCCTATTTCGTCTACTATGTAGTCTGCCTCTGCGTAACTCATTCTGCTGTGTACTCCTCTCTTATCATTTTGTTAGTGCTGTCTGTTGCTGGTATGATTGTAGTAGTTTTGGTATATGTGGATGAACCATCTAAAAGTGTTATAGTCTCCGTTATAGTCTTTTGTCCCTCATCGTTAGTGCCGAACACCGTTAGGATAGTAGCCTCACTGTTTGTGGTTTTTATGCTGCCGTCCTCTAAAAACTCAGTATCAGATGCTATTAGTCCATAGTATCGGTTAAATTCATTCTGGCTGTCTATGTTTATATTATTAATGCTTTTATCCAAAATCTTTGCATTGTGTTCAACGTAATCTATATTATATGCATCATCCTGCTCTGGTACTTGGAGACCTAAATTTTCTGTATAATACATCTTTTTTATACCTCCTAATTTTGCTAAGCTTGTATCAAAACAGTTTCCTTAATCTGGGCGTGGGTGTACTGTTTTAATTGCCTATGGGTGACTCCAGCGTTTGCCAATGTACGGTGGGTGTTGTAATCAATTGTTACATTAAACATTATGTGTGCTGGTATTATGGCTTCCGATAACTCAACCAACTCGTTTATTACCTGTGCCATTTTCAAGCATAATTTTATGTCTATAATATCATTGTCAAAGTCTATCGACATATTGTATCCGTCAGCACCGCATAATCCGTCAAGTGTCTTCTTAAAGGTCCTTGTTGTGTAGGGGATATCACTTAGGAGCCTTCCCATTACCTTTATTCTTCTAGATTCTATTGAATCTGTGTCTTTGGGGCTTAGTTTCAATGTTTTTTCCCAACGTTCAATGCCAATTTTGGACTGTGTAGACACAAAAGCCTCGTCAAACGTCTTGTAAACGTCATCCCACAGCTTTTCCTTTGTATTTTGTTCTGCATTAGATATTTGGATAAATTCCGCCACATTTTTCATTACTTCAGGCAGATAGTCAATTAACTTTCTATCCATTGATATTCCCCCTCGTAGGTATGCTGTATTCATCCAGTATAATGTTCTCGTTTGCTCCGTTAAGCTTTGTACCACTGATGTCTATTATTCCGTTTATTGACAATAATGAGCTTTCTAACATTGATATCCTTACTACAAGTCCGCTTGTTGATGATGACCAGGTTTCAGAGAGGTTTTTAAAATAATTATCAACCGCTGCCTCTATGAGGCTTTTGACATCAGCATAGCCGTATCCATCCTCATAGGTTATTGTTGTCTCAATATCAATTGTGGTCTCTTTCACTGCCTGTATAGTTACCACAGCCCCGATTGGAGCAAGCCCATCACCCTCGCCTTGGTTAACCTCTGGATCGATTATAGTCTGTACCTGATCTATAAGCTCGCTGCTGGGTGCATCATAATTTGATGATATAATGGTACACCTTACATGGCCTCCCACTTTCTCACCCACTGCATTTGTGCATCGCTCAACCTTCACACCGCCAACACCGTTTATTGCCGTTATCTTGTCTATATAATCCGCCTTATTACCGCCAAATGACTTTGTGTCAAATGCCTCCCTCCAACGCTGTCTGAATACCTCGGTGTCCTCCTCATCCCTTGCATACACCAATACCTCCGTCAGTTCTGCACTGGTAAGCCCTGATATATAATTAATGGGTATAAGTGTGCCCAACCTTTTATTGCCATCAGTACCCGCTGTTTCGCATTGCAGTATATATGAGTTTTCATCACTGTCTATCACACCTGTTACAACGTAGTTATATTCATCAATCGAAAATCTCTCCCCTAGGTTAATCGGTATATTAAACACACCTTTAAGCTGGGCATATGTAGCTTGGTAAGGCGACAATCCCCTTGTGTCTAACGCTATCTTTAATAGATTATCCCTTGATGCCGTCTCTCCAGACTGTTGGTCGTACATCCATTTAAGAGTTAAGTATATCTGTGCATCCTCGGCACTGTTTGGTGCTAATGCATCGTATATTATGGATCCTTCCCTCTTGTCATACTTGGCATCGACTGTATCAAGCTTGTCCTGAAGGAGATTTTCGTAAGTCATGTCTTCAAACATCTCTATATGCTCACCTCTTTCTCTGTCTCAACATCACCTTCTGTTGTTTCACACTTAAAAGCAACCTTTATCGTGCCCTTCCTTGTCTTTGAAAATTTAAAGTCACCCACGCTACTTATGCGGTCATCCTGCAACAGTGCTTCTTTGATACGTCTTTCAATCTCAGGGGTGCAATATGATATAGGCTTTCCTATCAGGGTGGCAAATTCCACACCATAATTCCAACTGTAAATAGGTGTCTTATAGCGTTCAGTGCTGAGAATTTTATGTATGGCCTGTTTCATTGCGGCATTGCCCTGAGTATTGCCCACCACCTTTTCCTCGTCCAGATTCATCGCGTAAGTATATGAGGGTTGTGTCTCATACATTACATCAGGCATAAGGCTACTTCCTGATTGTGGAATCATTTCACATCACCCTTCCTAGATAATTTTATCGATGACCACGTATTTCTGCCCGCCCTGGCTCTTGATCATTATCACGCTGTCACCTTTCTTTAATCCCTTAAATACCTTCATTTTCTGTTTCGATCCATCATTAATACTCACTTCAACTTCGTAATCTTTAACATTATTCGTGAGCGTTATAAATTCCTTCGTTAGTGTAAGCTTTTGATCTATCTGTATGCTTACAGGGTTTGCGGAAACCACTGTTCCATATACTATGTCGGATGGATCGCCTGCCTTGACCGCCTCCACCGCAGCCTTTTTAATTACTTCGTTTAAATTCATTATGCCTCCCAATCCTATGTAATAAACGTGCCTCCCTGGAGCTGCAGGTCCATTGTATGCAGCCCATTGTCAAAGTTGTGGGTTACTGATTCCACCACCATGAAATTGTTGACAGATATATCGTCAAATTTCATTTTAACAAGAACTGACGTTCCAGCATGTACCCTAATGTCCCCGAACGCGCCCGATATACTCAGTTTTCTTGTCTTCTTGTTATAGTATTCAAGGAGAGTGGAAGCCTTCTGCTGCCCGTTCTCCCCTTCTTCCAACTCGTCATAATACTGTAGCAGTCCCCATTCATTGATGTTGGAGCTGTCCTTGGTAAGGTATATTTCCCTTTTGCCAGTGGAACTGTTGTCATATGTCAGCTTGACCTGGTTGTAGGTCTGGTCGTCTATGCTGCTCGTGTATTCAAAGCTCTGGCCTGTATCAGCATCAATCAATATAGGTACTTTCATAGACGATATGTTCTGCAATGATATTGCTCCAAAGTCGTCATACAGGACGTAAAGATTGTTGGTGTTGGTCATAGTTGTGTCAAGAGCATCCTGGATGATGTCGAACAGTGTCTTGTTTGACATTACCTTTTGTGGTATTACATACACTGTGTCCTCAATGTTGCCCACATTTAGGTAAAAATCATCACAAATCATCTTTATAAGCTCGCTTGCCTTCTTGCCAACATAGCTGTAAGTGTCTTTGTTCTTAAAATACCTTAATTGGTCATAACAGGTTATTGAGACCTCGTTGTAATCATTCCTCTGTTTTTTAAAGATGTATCCGTAGAAGCAGTTATTACCGTCTATAATGAGCTTGACGGCGTTTCCTTCTTCGATATTAAGCTTGCTGTCATTAACCACCGAAAAAGTAAGTTTGCCTGGTGTCCCTTTTCTTTCGGTTGTCCATTTGATACCGTCTTGTATAGCAGGCTGGTATACGGTGTTCCCATTCTGTATATATAATAGGGCTTCCATGTGTATCTCCTTCTGGTGTTATGAGGGTATTGTCAGTACCTGCCCTGGATAGATTTTGTTTGGATCTGACAATGTGCCTGTATTGGCATTGTAGATTTTGGTATATTGTGATCCGTTTCCGTAAAACTGCTTTGCTATCTTCCATAGGCTGTCGCCTTTTACCACAGTATACGTTGTCCCTCCAGTTGGGGCATCCGCAGACTCGGCACGTTCTTGCGTAACTGTTGCTGTATTCGTTGTTGTATTCAATTTAATTGTCTTGGTCCCATAATCACGCCACTCTTTGAGTTTGACAGTCGCCTTTGCATCCATGCCTTCTTTGCTGTCATCAGTGATGGTCAAATCCTCCATAGTGACGGTTATATTGGTGTTGTGCAGGTTGTTCCCAGTGGGGGTGTTCCTGCTTAAAATGAATTGGAATTTTTTCTGGTTCTGCTTCAGCTCCTGTAACAAATCTATATAGTATCCAGCACTCTGGTATCCATCCGTATAGACTGCAAATGGGTACTTGCTGTTAGGCAGCAACAGGTCAAAGGATATATCCATCAGTCCTGCCGATTTTGTAATATTGACCTCTCCCTCATTGATGAGGTTTATGGTCTTGTTGTTATTTTCTATTTTGATTGTTACTTTGGACGGCGTGACGGGATACCTCACGCCATCCATGTATAAATCATATGCCATATCATACTCCCTCTGCACTTACCGCCATCTGTTCCTCGATGGAGTTAGCTAGGTACTGCCCTATACTGTCCAAATCCTGCATATTGTTGACTACGTTGTTCACACCGCCCATGTCCACCTTGATGTCCCTGAATACGGTCCTGTCTATTATCTCCCTTTCGGCTATGTCCTTCATCCATTCCATACTGTCTTCTGTCACATCAAGCGAATCTGATATACTACCAGTGTTGTTTGCCGTTTGTCCAATCTCTGCTGCAATATCATCTGGTAACTCAATTTCAGAATCATCATCTGATGAGCCTGTTCCAGAACCACCAAACCACCCTGCTATCTTGTCTGACAAGGCATCCCCCCATACTGCCCCTTCATTGAAGGCATCATTAGCCCATCCATCTTGGAATACTTCGAATTGACTTGAGCCTTCTTTATATGCATCTCCAATTGACTTGTATTCCTCTTTGTTATTTGCCGCTTCGCTTGCTTTCAAAGCATATTGGTCAGCTTTTTCTGTAATTCCTGAATAGTCTATTTCCACAAAGGGTAATTCATTCAATGCCTCGCAGATGTTCCCTACTACTGTAAGGCAAGTTGACAACAAATCATAAAACCATGACTGGACAGAAGATATCGCATTGTGGAACACTGATTTTATGTTTGTACCCACTGCTGCTAATACTGCGTCTATGCCGCCGAGTACATTTAATGCAGAATACCCAAGGTTTACAAACATCTGCTTTGCCACGTTTAATGTTCCAACTATCACACCTATTCCAGAGCTAGCCACACCTGTTACTGCTGCCACTCTATTGGCAATAGCTAAAAGCAAGGCACTAATTGCTATAATTGCCGCAATAATCCATACAAGTGGGCAGGCATATAATGCAGCGTTAAACGCAATCTGCGATGCCGTCATGCCTGTTGTTGCTGCCGCCTCTGCTGCCGTTGCCGTTCCATGTGCGACAGCCGCTATAGCGCCCATTGTCTTCAATCCGTTTGATATCGCCTGTACAGTATTGTGTATAGTCAATGCTGCTACATATGCACCTAATGCAATTGTAACCGCCACTATCACAGGCTCAATCATTGACCAGTTGTCGGCTATCCAACCAGCCCCTTGTGCAAGATAGCTTACAGCAACACTAGCAGCACTCATTACTGCTGAAAATCCATTTGCAACTCCCATAATTACATTATTGATTGTCGCTTGGTTATCATTAAATACATCAACAAACTTAAGCACTGTAGGATAAACCTGTTTTCCAACCATTTCCTTCATATCGCCCCAAGCATTTTTCATCTGTATAATCTTGCCCTCTGGGGTATTTGACATCGTTTCATACAATCCGTCCCAGCTTTCGGCTATTACCTGGTTGATTGCAGCTGCTGCCTGCATATCTGAACTCACGTCCACGTATTCCTCCCCAAGAGTTTCGGCTATTTCAGTTTGTGATGCAGTCCCCTCTATAATAGCCTTCTGTTGGTCTGTGAATTCAAATCCCTTCTTTGTCATCGCATCATAAGAGCCTGTCATTATTTTGCCAAGGTTGGTTGCATAATTTACCATTTCCTCCGTACCAATTTCTCCACCACCTGACATACCCATTGCATAATCAGTCAGCGTGTCCATCATAGACTCTATTGCATCCGTATCGCTGAAATAGGTGGCAAACTCACCCGCCGCTCCAATCATTGCCTCATCGCCATAGATACCTTTTGATTGGATTTCGGAGGCTTTGGCTGTTATACTGTCGAACGCATCCGACAATTGGTCAATCGGCGAGGTGTCAATGTCACCGCTGAAATCTAGCATATTCTTAAGTACAGCCAACAATTGGTTTTCTGCGTTGAGCTGGACATTGTATCCCTCCATGCTTTCTTTCGTAAATGAAATTGCCTGACTCACTCCGATATAAGAGGCAACCACCCCTGCAATTGTCTTGCCAAGTCCTAATGCACTGTTATTGCCCTTTTCTATACTGTCATTCAGGTTGCGCTGTTCTTTGTCAGCCTTCGCTATGTCGTCATTTATAGTACGCTGTTCTTTGTCAATCTTCGTTAGGCTTTCCTCAAATTCCATTGCAGCCGCGTTCATATCTACAAGGCAGGCATTTAAATTCTCCACCTGTGACGTGGAAAGCCCACCGTCCGCCGTCCCCTGCATTTCTATGAATGTACCGATGCAGGCGTTGATGCTTGCCGTCATCGTCTTGAATACTGGGCTTAGTTGATCAGTAACGGACACACTTGTATTAATTCCCGACATTTTGCTACCTCCTTCCAATTGATTTTACTTTCTCCGCTTCCTTTTTGTCGTTATCAACCTTGATGTCTATGGAAGCCATCACAAATGCCCTCTCCCTACGGTCAAGCTCAAGGAACTGGCTTGGAAGCATGTGGAACTTGTGCAGACAATAATGCGCATAGACCGCCTCTGCATCATTGTCATTTATCAGTTTTTTGCCTCGTCAACCAGCTCTGCATCCGTCTTGTTGTAGCCTGATACCTCCAGACATTTTTGGACATACTTTTGAAACTCTCCGTCCATGTCCAACATTTCCGTAATAAGGTTTTCGGCGCCCATTACCCCGTATGAATCCTGAAGCTCTGCATCATTAAGGTTTGGATAAACCGTACAAGCCGCAGCCATCATGCGGTTAAATTTTGCATTGTCAGTCTTAATCTTGCCGCCTTTGAATACCTCATTGCATTGGGATCTTATAGCCTCTGCCTCCCTAGTCTTCATTGCCCTAATCTCCCACTCTAATGGTTTTCCGTCCTCATCCAAAAAAGCCTGTGATGCGGCGTATTTTACGTTTAACGTTTTGATTTTGTTTTCTTTTAAAAATGCACTTAATCCGCCCATAATATTCTCCTATCGCATTCCATCTAGTTCTGTATACTTCTCAGGACTCTCAAAGTCCTCAAAGGTTCCGTTCAGATCCTGTTCTAGGACATCGCCTGCCGCATCAAATTTCTGAAGCACGCCATCATCAAGATTACAATCCTTGTATATCTTGGTATTCCTGCCCGCCGCGCTTGTGCTGTCCTCGTTGGTAACCTGTATATCAAAGTAAATATCCTCGCCAGTGTTCTTATATCGTTCAAACATGTCGTTAAATATCTCTGTGTTGTGGTATATCGTGAGTTTAAATGTGCCACTCCAACCGCTTGCCTTATTGCCCTGCGATGTCCTTCCGAGGATGTCCACCGTCTTCTTGGTCTTTTTGAAGCTTGCCTCGAAGGATTTCGCCTGGAACAGCAGATATCTTTGACTGTCTATTGTAACGTATGCGGTTGCAAGTTTTGAGCTTACCGCATCCCTTGCCCTCATTGTCGTTGTATCATTCATTATCTACACTCCTTCCTATGATACCTCTATCGTCATATAGAGTTTGCTCATGGCGCATACTGGCTTTACTGCCTCATATTCAACGATGTCGCGTTTGCCTGTACCTTTGGATACGGTGATATCGTCTGATTCAAAGTCCTCTATAGCGCCGAGGTCCTGTAGCTCCTTGTGCAGGTCCACGCAACTGCTCCAAAACGATATCCTTCCATCCTCATTGTTCTGCACCTTGCCAAGATAATACTGGTTGAATGTCGATGCGATATCCATCGCTATCTGGTCAAGCACCCTGATTACCTGATTTAGTTGGAAATCCTCATTCATATCGTCCGTAACTGTGACGTATGAATTGATATCCGATAATATGTTGATGGAGCTGCCTACCTTGTGGAAGACCAATTCACCCGCTTTGATGGCTGTCTCTAACTGTGTCTGTGTATAATCTGCTATGATGGTGTATTCACCGTCATAGGTCATATTTTCACATGTCTTATTGACTGCACAGCCAGCTTCAGCGCCTACCAGCCAAGGCACAAGGGCATATTCTGGTGCTCCGCTGTCTGATACCTTATTTTTAAGATTAATCGTGCCAATATAATCATGCGCATATCCTTGGATTACCACTGTGAATTTCGCGCCGACTTTGTCACGCATCCTCTTGCAATATTCGGCATACACAGCCTTAATGGATTCATCAGAACTCATACATCCAAGCACGTTAAATGTATAAGGCTCCAATGCATTAAGTGCCTCCTGGTGGCTGTTTCCAGTAACCTCCCCGTTTGTGCCTCCTTCAAGGGGCAGTCCCGCACTCTGTGCAAGTTCTGCATCCTTCTTGAATGTTACGTAATCGTTATCCGTCAGCTCTGCTGCTGTAGCCACTGTCTGGGAATCCACTTTTGATGTACCTACATATGTGACTACATCAAATTTATCTTCTTCATCAATATTCGCACTAACCACATGCTTGATGTCATTTCCCCTGGTGCCGCTGTATTTAGCCTCCGAAAGCGTGCATGATGCCTTCTGCCCGCTGTTGAGCCTGTAGAAGTACACCTTTGATGCATATCTGAACACCTCCCTTATAGAAAGGACTTCTGAAGCATCCTCTGGATATCCAAACACCTCCATGAACGTCCTTTCAAGGTCTTCGGCATCCACCTCAAATACCTGCCCGTCCATGCCCCAGTTTAATTCCAATGGGAGTGCGCACACGCCCCTGTCTGAGAGGTCAATTCCAGCCCTCCCTGCTGAAACGTAATTAATGTATGCACCAGGTAATATTTTATTCTGGCTGGTCCATGTTCCACCGCCTAAAGCCATTTATTTCACCCTGCCTTTCTTAAAACTATCAATAATGCCATCTGTCTCCTCAAGTGTATATAATGTCCCCTCCTTCAGAAGGGCATTAATAATGTCTATATTGTCCTTATATCGTTTTGATGCCGCAATTTGCGCCTTTGTATACCTATTTTGGTTTTTCACTGTACCCACAGTTTCTTTTTCCTTTGCCATCTTCTCACTCCTTTAATCTTTGATTGATATCTATATTCTCCATAGGTTCTTCGTCCGTTCTCTTAATCTTAAACACCTGCATTTCATACGTGATTTCAAAATTAAGCACCCCATCAGTGACGTTTCCACTCATATCCGTCCCCATGGCAGGATGTTCTGCCACTGTGATGTATTCCAGGCAGTCAAACAGCTTGTCATTGACATCGGCACATTCCATTCTGTAATCCTGGCTTTTAGGGAAATATTGTACCATGAAGGGGTAGCTTCTCCTATGCCTATTCATCACTATATGCTCATCAGTGCTTGTCAAATCGGTAACAAGAAAGCAGGGAACGTCAAGCCCCTGCTCTATGTTGTCGGTATATATTGGGTAGCCAAATTCCTGGTCTAGTTTCTTGGTTATGCCCTTTAGCACGTCATTCTGCATCATTTTAGTTCCTCCTGTAGAAATTCATTGAGTTTTCTGTCAACAATGCCCTGCGCCTTTGGTTTTAATTCCTTGACCGATTTTGTTAACATGAACTGTCCTTTAAACCAACCTTTCTTCAGCTTTCTTCCAATCGCTGGCACGTAACGTCCTGGCTGTTGGGTGTGTCCATACTCTATATATGAGGCATAAGGTACTTGGTTAATCACATTTATAGTGTGCTTGTCCCCCTGATGTGAAATCTCGCTTGTAGTCCATCCACGTCTTAGCGTGCCGCCCTTATACCCATTCCAAATCTCCTGATATTTTGCTGCTTTTGCCGTAAGGAATTTCCTTTTTTTACCATTTGCACCTATTACAGTTTTGGTTTCCTTTCTATCTATATACTTTGGAATCACACCTACATGCGTCTTTTTTACCACCTTTTTAAGCAACATTGCCGCCAGCTCTTTGTCACAGTCTTCGCAGAACTTCTCACACTTTTCGTCACCAAGGGCGGCTATCTTGTCCCTGAACTCTATAAGCTCGCTGAAATCAGTATTTGACATATTACGCCCACCTTTCAAACATCTGGAGCATTACCTCTTGATGGTCCGCATATATTGCAGGCTCGCCCGACATACTATACGCCTTGGTAACACCATCATTGGTAACTGTTATCTTGCTGCCAGCCTTAACAGCTATCTCAGGGGCGAGAAAGAGCTTGGTTTCAATCGTCCTCTCTGCCGCCCCCGTCTGTTGGTTAACTGTATCTATCTTCTCGTATGAAAGACGGCATGGAATACCGTCTGAAACGGTGTTCTCCACCTTTGACGTTATCCCTGTCTCATCATCCTTTACGGGGACATATTCGCTTATGGAGCATACGTCTGTATATGTCATCTCGACTGCTGCCCTATGGGTTTTAAATATATCCTTAAAATCCATCAGAATACCACCCTTCTGTATCGGTTGAGCTGCCCCCTGTAATTTCTCAGAAGCGACTCCGCATAGCCGTTTGTCTCCGTTACGGCAAAGCTTGTACTTGTATCGCCAGTGGTTACGGACTTGATTTCCTGTGGCACGTCTGACTCTCCCGGATGCTCATTCCTGTACAGGTCAACCGCCATCCTCACCACTGTATTTTCCAAGCCTTCTGGTATCTCACGTATATTGCAGTAATTCATGACAATTTCCCTGGCATTATTAAGGACAAATTCCAGCCTTGTGTCAATTGTTTCGTTCTCTGTCGTGGTGTCCATGCCTAGAAGTACCTTTAGGGTGTCAAGTGCCTCCATGAGAACCTCCTATCCCAGCTTGTGTCTGATTGCCACAATTCGTAGCTGCTTTGGTTCATATACAGGGTTCCAGTTCTCAGCCATTGCAAGCTCGCTTCTTAACGGTGTCTCCACATTTGCCCTTACCTTACCTGTATAAGCGATTCCACGCGGATGAAGGATAAATGCTTTACGATTGATAATATAATCAATACCACCGCCAGTCTGCTTATCCCTGTCAACCTCTGTAGGAACATGCCCAACTGGGTTACCATTGCCGTATGCTATAGCTCCAGCTCCGAATAAATATGTAGTATATACACCATCCTCGGTAACAGGACAGCCATCATCTACCGTTACCTTTCTTCCCTGATATGTTTCAAACTCTACATCAGTTGAATCCCTCTCAGTTTCGATTAGGTTTTTCTTCTTCAAAAATGCCTTTGTAGCCGAATGCATTCCAACGCCTGAAAGCTGTCCCTGCGCATCGCCAAGGAGCTGGCAGCCATCTATGAAAGCGGATGCGCTGATATTCTGTGCATCGCCCTTTAATAATGTCAAGTCAAGGATATGGTCTTTCATTGGTGTCGTTGCCTCTCCTCCATCTGGTGTATATGTTCCAAACACACCAGAAAGAATTGCAAAAAGCTCCTTCTGCATATCCCTAGCCCAGTATCCAGCCACAAGGTCTCCTATAGCCTTTGCTGGATCAGAGCCTGCAAGTGCCGCTGCAAGGTTCGAGCTTCCCCACATCTTCTGTCTAAGGATTGTGGTGGAAACGTCCTTGTTTGAGCCGATTTTAGCAGGTGTCATCTTGACATCCTCTAACGTTGCCTCTGACTCTCCCTGCAAGTCTTCGAAGAACGGCATATTGTGTGTACGTGCCGCCTCGCTTGCCAAACGGTCAAATTCTGGATTGTTGACTACTATACCGCTGTTGTAAAATGCGGAAAGTTCCATTGTCCTGTTAGTGACATATGGATTGAACAATTCTGGTACTATTACATCCGAAATCTTTGTAATTGCCATATCTTAATTCCCCTCTTTCTAAATTGTAACCCCTGCCGCTGCTGCCAGTGCCCTAGCCTGTTCGGGGTTTGTTTTGAATAATTGTGCCTGTTCGGTCATATTATAGGTTTCCTTTGCAAACGGGTTCTTATTACTGCCTCCTGAACCTCCTGTTGGGTTGTAAGGTGGATTTTTGCCCTCTGTCTTAAATAGGTGTGCCATTGTTGCGTCAGCCTTATAAGGTTTTAGTGTGTCATCAACACCTATTGGGTTGTTGTCCTTATCGAAGTTGAATTTGTCAATACCACCATGCTTGTATATCAGATAATCTGTATCCAGCACGCCTGCCTTAGTAAGTTGCTCCTTCAATGCGTAGGTCTTGACCATATTCAGGTTCTCGGTCTGCTTCTGTGCAAGGTCCTTTTTGAGCTGTGCTATGGTATCCTGGAGCTTGGTGTTATCCTTGTTGCTATCCTGTAGCTCCTTGATTGTGCCGTTTAGCGTTTCAATCTGCCCTTCAAGGTTTTTCTTCTCTGCAAGATCTGCATCATACTTTGCCTTGCTGACATAGCCTCCTTCAGACAGGTCAACATATCTCACATGTTTGAGCTTATCTGTCTCATTAGCGTTTTTCTCATCAATTTTTGCCTTTGCCTGGGCGTAAAGCTCAGCACCCAATAATTCTTCAAGCTGCATTTTCCGTTCCTTTCTGGCTTTAACTGTAGCCACACATGGGCGCTATCTGCCCGCCCTTTGGCATATTCCATACAGTTTTAATGTCTTGATGGTTTTGGACATAACAAAAAGAACCACGTTATGGTTATCCATAATTGGTTCTTTTCGATGAAAAACTTTTATTTTAGCTTAAAAAGTTATCAATGTTATATTGCTGACCAGATAATTGTTTGGCAGGCGTAGCATTCTCCTGCATCTCTCGGGTTTCCCCTGTCTGTACCATCGGCGTGTGGTCTCTACGAAATTTACCACCTCAAACAATTATCTGATTAAAGCCTTTTTATTGTATGTTTATTATAAAACAATTATTCTTTTTTGTAAACAGGAATATTATTTCTAAGACGTTGTTGAAAACGTTTATCACTTTCCATTACTGCTGTAATAATTGAATTTTTATATTCTGGGTTATCATTAGATGTAACCAATCGCAATGCAATATTGATATATTTATCATTTTCTTTAAAACATTTGCATACTAAGGCTGTGTTTTTCTTATCTGCAAAAATATAGTCAGGTTCTTCAACTATATTAGCAAATCTTGAACCATATTTTAAATAAAATTCTTTACCACGCCTTTGTATTATATGCTCTATACGTTCATCTGTTATTATAACATCATCAGTTACTATATCTTCTGAAATACATTTGTATATTTCTCTATCTATTTTGCCTATATAATACACTTATCTATCTTCTCCATAAATAACTCCTCATAAGCTCATTAAAAAGTTGTTCAGTAGTACCTCTAAACCTATGACCGCCACCGCTTTCTAATTCGTGCATAGCCTCAATTGTTTCAATATTGGGCGTTTCATTTTTATTATCATAATCCTCTAATTCCACCGTATATACACCCTTCTGTTTTGCACTCTACTGCAATGGAGTTTCCCCTTTTTTCATATATAATTTCATTTCCGCAACGAGGACAAATAACCTTCTTTTCTGGATTATATAATTTTTTATCTAAAACTTCGTAATCTTTATCAGTCATCGTAACCATAAATTAGCCTCCTAGCCATTTTATTATATTTAACATTTACACCAGCTTCTTTTGCCCTATCAAATGCATCCAACATAAGCGACCTTCGTTCTTCATCGCTCAAATTTGGTGTATCTATTGCTGCTCTATAACTTGCATTGAACTCATCTCTCCAATCACCAATCTTGAACTTTGAAGGATATGCTTTGTAATGCCCATAATATTCATGTGCAAGCACAGCTTTTGAAGAAAGGTTATCTCTTAAATTGTTTGATTGTAAATCAGGTAGAATATCCCCTCTCACATTAATTATTTTTTCTCTATCAAGAAATCCCGTTTGGTTTCCTGTATTAAAACGAAGCGTATTTTGAGGGATTTCTATCTTTTTTGCATCATTTAAAACTGACTTTATCTCTTTATCATTCAGAATGTGAAATGGACTAGTCCTTAACCCATTCGACATACCTCGCTCTACTTTTATTATACCAGAATCTGACGTTTTTTCAATGTCTTTCTTATCAACATACTTCGCCTTCCACTGCTCATACGTCATATTGGATGGGACTTCGTATGTCTTGCCTTCCTCGTTTCTGGCAGCCCTTGTGCCTTCTTCCTCGTCATCTGGAAAATATGGTGCCGTCACGCATCGGCAATTTGGATGGAGTGGTGGAACTGTTAGACCAATCTCATAATCGCTCATTGGGAAGTGTTTTCCGTCTATGCTGCCGCATATATCGCAGGTGTTCGTGTCCAATGTGGATACAAACTCAAACTCCTCCACATCTAATTCTTTGTAGCACTCGCTTTGGCTCTTGGCGGCTATTGCCGCTGATTCAGTCATATAAAGCCTTCCTGCATTGGCTTTTGATGTTCCAAGCTTCTTGGATAGCTGCTCTATTGCCTTTCTCGGATTCTCTCCCCTTATGATATTCTGTGTAAGTGTATCGTTAAGGCTGTTAACAAGGTTCTCCTTATTCTGCCACAGCCTGTCAGAGAAATTCTTGCCATCCTGTGCCCATGAGGTATTGATTGCCGCCCTAACCCTTCTCGTATCAAGTTGATTGAAGGCATAGCCTACGCCTGTACCCTTCTGAATTTCAAAGGCTGTTCGGTAATAGCCTTCTGTATATATGTCCCTTAGCATTGCATCCACGTTGTCATTTAGATTTCCATACAATACCTCACACTCCTGCTGCATCTGAAGCTTTATGGCTTCAAGCCTGTTGATATGAACCTTTGCGGATGCATTCTTTAAGGCTTCACGCCACTGGTCGCTGTAGTCAAGGCTTTCGCCCTTCTTGATATATTCCTCTACCGTCCAGTGAAACTCCTCTAGCTCGTCCTTCCTTAACAGCTCCTTTGCTGCTGAAAGGCTTATCTCGTTATTCTCTGCAAGCTTGGCGTACCACAGCTCTATTTCCCTGTCGATGGATGCCTCGGTCTTTCTGAACTGCTCCTGGGCATATTCGTAATAGTCCTTGGTTTTACTATACTGTGCCTCTTCAACTGCCTGCATCCTTTTTCTCCAATAGTCTGCATTTGGCATTTACTTTCTCCTTGTTCCCATTGTAAGCATAGTCTCATCATCATTTTCTTCACTGCCACTTTGGTTATCCTCATCGTCATTATCGTTATCATCGCTATTTTGCCCGAATGCACCGCCATACATCATTGCATCCTGCTCTTTCTGTGCCTCTTCCTTCTCCTTGGCTATCTGCTTAAGCTCAGCCTCGGCATCCTCTACGAAAGGATGGTTTCTCACTATGGTCTTTTGTGACAAAACACCTGTGCTCTGTGTACACATTGTAACCAAATCCTTGTCAGACCTTATGGCATTGCGTGTCCAGGTCTGTAATATGTCCTCCACCTCGAATCCAAGGTATTCACATATCACTGTGACAAACTCCTCAAATCCAACCCTGAACTCCGTCTCCATAAGTCCTGCTTTCAACTCCAACAGGGAATACATAAACTTTAGAGCCTCGCCCGATGCATTGCCATAGTTCTCGGGCTGTGGATCTATGCCCTGCCCCTGTTCGAATATCTCCTTCCTTGTCATTGAAAGGAGTTTCTCCCTCGCCTCAACTGGTATGTCTATTGTGAGTGTCGAGAGTCCTGGATTATCACTGTCGCTGTCAAGCTTGACAGTCTTATATTTTTTTAGGTCTTGGATAAACTCCGTCAAATCCGTACCGCCATATCCACTTAGTATGAATATTATTTCCTGTATGTCCTCCAAATCATTGACGAACCCACTGTATACCTTGTCGTAGGTGTCGATAAGGGCTTTTATCTTGTCAAGGTCGCCTGTCTCTGTATCTTTGTTAATGAATGGGATAAACGGTACACGTCCCCAATTATGTACATATCTGTCACCCTCGCTCGATATGTCTATAATGCAATGTCCGAACATTGAATAATATGCAAGCGTGTCAACACTGGCGGATACCTCATAGCAGAACGATTCACATTCATAATCATTCCAAATCTCATATATAACGTATCTTTTACCATCATCAAGAATCTTACTGTACGTCCGCATCAGTGCCTCAAGTTCCCTATCAAGTTCGTCCGTCCATACAGGTATAATCTCCCTGCTGTCCACCACTCCGTAGCGAAATCTGTCTTTCTCATCAATCCAATAATGCAGCCATGCGACACCTGCATTTGACGCATTTACACAAAGCTTTTTACATACCTTTGTAAACTTTGCACCCAATTTCTTTGAAATAGCTTTGTTTTTCGTACTGCTGCCAATGTCAAATAATGGCGGGTATGTGAATGTATATGAAGCCTTTTGGTCTACTAGCAATCCATGGAAATTGTGGGATATACGGTTGTCGGCATTCCTCAATGGGTTCTCGTCCTTCCCATTCACATTGTCAGTTTCCTTTTTATTATCCATAAAAAGAATATCATTTTGGTTGCGGTAATACCTCTCAGCTATATCCGCCTTTAAGACAAACGCACTGTGCCCAGCCTCATACTCCTTTATAAGCCTCTTTGCAGCCTCCAATTCCATAATATTTCCACCTCGTCTTATATATTAATTGTCCCCTGGCTTTAATATACCAAGGGGCTGTTTTATCCTTATAATCGTCATGCAAAAGTACCTGGTTGCATCCATGCAGTGATCAGCGAACTTAACGGGCTTGTCCTCGCCACGCTCCACAGCCTTCTGATCCCATACGTATGAGCCAAACTCCCTTATTGTGTTTATGCAGTCCTTATATATCAATATCATCTTGGTATTTAAAAGCGTTCCAACCAGCCTTATACCGTCAAGGACATCATTTTTTGCCTTTTTGACATGGAATCCGTACTTTTTTAACTGTGCAATAAAAGAAGCGGCACTCGGATCAACGATTACCGCCTTTACTTTCTTCCTTGTATCGCCAAGCCACGAAACCATGTCCTCGGCATATTCTATATCAGTCTTTTGGGCATTCTCATCACGCCCTGAATAATAATATTCCTTTATGCATATGTGCTTGCCTGTCGTTGTCTTACGCCATAGCTGGAACACTGTGGCGTTTTGTGTGCCATAATCAACGCTCACATAGTAGTCATCCGTCCACTGGATTCCGTCAAGACTATCAATGACGTGCTCCTCCTCATTGAACATGTCGTATATGATGCCTTCCGCCATCGCCCAAAGCCCCAATATGTAGCGTTTGAAGAAAACGCCTTTGTACATATTGCGGTATCTCTGTTTGATTTTCTCTGAAAGGCTCAGATTGTCGTCCATAGTGAAATGCAGATATAGGAGATTCTTCTCCACCGCCTTGTCTATCCAGTTAATTTTGAACCAATGGTAAGGCCCTTCAGGGTTACAGTTGAACCAATATTTTGAACCATCCACAGAGCATCGTCCTGTTGCCTGGTTGACGAAGGACTCTGGCATAAGTGCCACCTCGTCAAAGAATACACCCGCCAGTGTGATGCCTTGTATTAAATCCTGTGAGCCTTCGTCCTTGCCGCCAAATATGTAGAAATAATTAACTGTGTTTCCTCGGCTGATTATTACGAGGTTGTCATGTCGAAGATCCGATACACTGTAGCCACGTGACCTTAACATCAGTTTCAGCCAGAATAGGACATTACGTCTAAAAGAGCCTATAGTCTTGCCACACATGGCGAAATTCTGACCGTTGAACGTGGTCATCGCCCATATTACGAATCCCAGGGACATGCTGATTGTCTTGCCAGACCTTATAGCCCCATCGGCTATAATACCATCATGGTCCTTTACAGGTGATGTGTCACACCACCAGTTTAATATTTTCCGCTGCTTACGGCTAAATGGTTTGAATTTGAAATACTGCCTAATCCTCTTCATCAGACCAGTCCTCCGCAGCCGTTCCCTTCAAAGCCTCTAGGAAACCGTCATCCTCTATCTCATCGGTACCGCCCTCATTTACCTTTGCCCTTAATATTGCAAGCTTTGCCTTTTGCTCTGCTGTCGCTATGTCCATATGGTCTGAAAGCCACTTGAGTGCCTGCATCCTGTCGGCAAGCTTCACCTTTACATCACCCTTTATCTTTGATATCTCACTTATAAGGGTGCCGTCCACCTCGTTGGAGTCCTTGATGCTAATGTAGTTGACTCTCTTTTTGACAAGCTTCCCTGTCTCTTCGTCGAGTGTTGTTATTTCCCTATTGCCAAATTCCATGTAATCGGTCATGTCCGCAAAGGCTATGTCCATGTATTTTTGAAAAATATCATCCTCGCTCAAAAGCTCCCTGTTGAGGCGGCTTTGTTTGAGGCTTTCTATTGTGGATTTTACCTGAGCATTTCTGAGCATTCGAGGTCCATTTGTCATTGCTGTTTCGTAACTGCATTTGTATGCCTTATGATACGCCTTTGTAGCATTGAAACTCTTGATGTAATAAATGCAAAAAAGCCTTTGTTTATCAGTCAATTCACCATTTTCACTTAGCTCTTCAACCTCTGCTGCCAGTGGTACTTTTTTTGACCTATTTTTTTTATTTTTTAAAAGCGAACGTTCGCTTTTTTTTGCATCCGAACGTTCGCTTTTTTCTGAACCCCATTTATAGGTGCTTTTCCATCTTCTTACCGTGCCTTCTGGCACGTCAAGTTTATGTGCAATATCAACCAGCTTTTCGCCAGCTCTATACAATTTTTCCGCTTCATTCTGTTTGTCCTTATTCCTGCCAACCACGCCACCACCTTCCTTACTGCCTCTTCCTCTGTATTTCCACAAAAAAGGCACTGTGACTTCTGCCACAATGCCTTTTTTGTGTGAGTTTAACATTAAAAAAAATCATCAGAAAGGAGTTTCTGTTATGAAAGAAAGCTACTTGCCAACTTCTGGTAATACTATATTAACACATTTAAAATGTGCATTGTGTGCAAGTTTCAGTTTTCCTTCATAGTTTCCTTGATTTTTCTATTTTCTATCATGTTTTCCTTTATTATGTCCCTTACTGTCTGTACGTCTGTACCTACATCATCCGCTATCTGCTCAAATGTCCATGTGTGGGTATTGTATAATGCGATTACCTTACCCTTGTCTACTTTTTGAAGTGGCTTCACCGCCGCCTTTTTTATTTCCTCTGTCGGCTGCTCTGTTTCGGGTGTTTCGTTTTTCTTTCTCTTGGTATATTTTCTCTTTGGCTTCTCGATTAGTTTCACGTCCTCCATTGCAAGGATGTTATCATCTTTTAGGAGTTTCTTCTTCTCTTCTGGCGGCATCGTTAAAAAACGATTGATTAGTTTTATACACTCTGTACAAAAGTCGCGATTACTGAAATCATAATCACCTGATTGTAATACCTTGTCCTTGCCATATCCATCGGTATACTTTTCATCAATCATCCAAAATGCCTCGCAGGATGCCATCTCCCTACCGCAACTGTCGCATTTTAATACCTGTGACATCTTGTAATCCTCCTTTGGTTTTATTTTTTTATTGCACTGCTGTTTAATCCAATCTGTGCTCCTTTCAAACATAAAAGCATCCTGACGGCTATATACTGCTGCCTGAATGCTTTTACATTTGTTTGTATATGATTAGGGTTATACATAAAGGGATCAACACACTTATGTTGATACCATATTAACATATTGGGAATGTGCATTGTGTGCAAGTTTTACTATCTCTACTCTGACATTTCACTACCTCCTATCGTCCACTTCGTACCATGCAGAACAGTAATTCTACAGTTGACCGAACCCTGCTCTGAGTTCTTTTGTCATAACCAAACTTAGCAAGTCTCCAACTTGGATAACTATCTATCGGGGTTACATTCTCAAATTCTTCTGTGATAGCTTTCATCGGATTGAACCTTTCCATTGTCGGTCTGTCTGGAACAGCTATCAAGAATGCAAACGAAGTTCTCATGCCTCCATTCATTTCATTAACATGCTCATCAAGTTTTCCACTTTGGATGTCTGGCAGCAATGACTTATAACATTCCATGGTCGTCACAATGTAATTTTCATCTCCTACAAAGTTAAGTCCATTTCCAGAGTAGACATCTTCTTTGCAGGACTTCACCTCATAGCATGTGAAAATGCCTTTCTCTATGTCTCCTACATAGATTGCTCCGCCTGGACTGTATTGCAAGTAGTCAATCCGTTTAGGATGCGATGTACCATAGTCAAGAGTGACTTCCTTGGCATAATACTTACCAATTCCGTTAAGTATAGTGCTTTCAAGCAGCTGCGATAGGAAAAGCGTTGTGTCTTTTCTATTCATTATTTTCCCTCTCAATCTTCCTCAACTTCGATTCAAATCCGATAATTTCCAATTGTTCGTCCTGCGTCATTGGGACAGAAAATAAATTAACATGTTCGTCCATTATTTTTTTCCTCCATATTTTTATTATATGACATATCTCTTATGTGCCTGTTCAAGTTTCTTTCAAATCTGTATTTATATTCACTATCAGGATACTTGTTTTTGTCAACTTCCGACATAAACATCTCCATAGATGTCACCCATGGCTTGCCCTCATGTGGATTCTCTAAAATATCGAATTCACGATATACTACCATTTCTTCGTTTGTTTCGGTATGGACCGCTATCTCTAATATTTCGTACAATGTCCCTTTGAAATGTCTGAATATCTCTCCTTTTTTAGCTTTTACTCTTATTGCCATTATAATTAATCTCCTATTTTTTTCTTTTAAAAAATTTCACAAGTCTTTTACCATATATTACTATCAATTTCGTCCAATGGTTTCATTTGATTTTCCTTTTCTTTTTTTTATTTGCGTATATTATATACGTATCTGTTGACATACGTATATAAAAGGCGTATAATAGTACTTGTAAGGAGGATAACCATGACAGCACGCGAAATCGTGAAAATACTTCACAAAGACGGCTGGTATGATGTTGACCAATGTGGTTCGCACCTGCAACTCAAACACCCTACTAAATCTGGCAAGGTGACTGTTCCGATACATGGCAGCAAGGACATACCTCCGAATACACTCAACAACATATTGAGACAGGCGGGGCTTAAATAGCCCCAAAACCTGTTTTCTGTAATAGAAAGGAGAACTGCTATGTTGAATTTAACATACCTTGCAGTATTAGAGCCTGGAGATGATGGTGGTTATGGAATATCTTTCCCCGACCTTCCAGGTTGTTTCAGTGCCAGTGATAATCTTGCCGAAGCCAGTGATATGGCTGCGGAGGCTGCGGAACTTCACGTATATGGCATGGAACGTGACGGTGAGGCAATCCCCGAACCTTCCGTTTCACTGCCTGGCGAACTGACCGCTGGAATGGTTGTAATGCCTATTACAATCCATCCTGATTTATACAAGATGAAGAGAAATAACGAGCGTGTCAAGACAAACACCACCCTCCCTGCATGGCTCAAACGTCTTGCCGAGGAGAAAAATGTAAATTTTTCACGCCTGCTTGAATCCGCTTTGATTGATTACCTCAATCTTCCAAAACAGAGCAATACTTTATAGTATTCAAAAAATGTGCCATCCAATGGCGCATTTTTCTATTCACGTCTAACACAAAAAGGCACTGCGGACTAACACAATGCCTTTTTGCTGTACTTTAACACCATATTTATTATTCGATGGAGGATTAACTTCAAGCTTATCTTCCAACTCCATACTACCATAATGCAGATGTGCATTGTGTGCAATATTCAGTTATTCTTCAAATAGCGGTTAATGGTACGTTCTACTGTGGTTCTGTCGCAGTGCATAAGTTCCCCGACTTTTTCATAGGTAAATCCGTCTATGTAATAATACTGAATCATCAGCCTGATACGGCTATCGTCAATGCTTTCTATAAATTCCTCTATTTCCGTTTCTGTCTGCTGCGCCCTGGCGAGGCGGTTTCTTCGTGCCACCCAGAGTCTTTCAAGCCGTCTGCTCTTCTCTCTGCCTGCTGCCTCATCGTAGCCCTCTACCACTGTATGCCCCTCTATGTACGGCCAATCCTTTCCAGATGATTTGACGGTATCTTTGCTTTTGGGTATTGCTGTGTCTTCCAGTTCTTTTATCTTTCTCTCTATATCACGTATTTCCGCTCTGAGGCTGATGAGCTGCCCTAACTTCTCCTTAGTCAATTCCGTCACCCCTCTCACCACATATACAACGTACTCTGCCCTGAGTCTAGTCGATGTATTATGTAATATGTTCATGACAGAACCGTATATCTTTTATTTATATTTTTTATGTCGTGTCCGATTCGGACACCGATTTTCTAATCATCATTTCCACCCGACAGCATCACAAAGGTCATCAAGCTAGCAAATACCACAACCGTCATTGTAAACTGTAAGATGTTCATTCCTTTTTCTCCTTTTTCAACCCTTCAATAATATTTGCTTCCTGCGCTGCTACAGCATTTGCTGATACCTCACTTAATTTTTTTACCCCCTCTTCATCTATAACCTCAATTTCTTTAAGCATTAATATACATCCCATTATGATTCCCATTTGGATGTTTAAATCATAAAGAGATTTCATGGTGTTAGTATTATTAATTTCAAAAACCGTAAAATTAATTAGTTCTTTCGAATCTTTCGTTGTTTCAAGCTTTCCTTTATGTCCTACCATCTCGTAATCTTTTTCTACCCATCTACCCATGTGCCTCTCCTTTCCACCTCTCCATTTCCTTCTCAATCTCATATTCCATAACCCTTCTATGTTCGTGTGTACCGCCCTTTACCACCCATGCCCTTTTCTCAAGCATCGGAATAAGCATTTCCCACAATTTAGGGTATTTAATTGGCTTGCCGTAGGCGTTTACCCAATTGTCCTTGCTCCATTGGGAATACCAGCGATATTGCAGGGCATTGTGAACCGTCTGGCATGAATTGTGTATCTCCAACTGCTGCCCTTCCTCCAGCTTCCACAGAGCATTTATCAGAGCCTTCAATGTCAGTTCGACCTCTGTTGTGTTTGTGCCGTGAACAAAGCCCTTGTCCTTTGTATCATCCATTATACGCCTACCGTCAACAAGTCTTTCCCTATACCATCTAGCGACACCCTGCTTAACCCTCATAGGTCCATTTACACTGGTCTCAACATATACCCTGATAATATCCATAGATTATCACGCCCCTTTGCTCTCCCTGTTCCACTGCCTAAACCTGTCTGCTGCCTCCTCATAGGACCAAAAGAAATATTTGTTAAAATTGTCAACCCTGCAAAGCATACCGTCCTCAGTCTCGATATAGCGCATATCCTTTTCGATACGGAAGCCAGCCACAATGTACGTATTGACCTTATCCCCTATAATCGAATAGAACTCTGTCCCTATCTCGCATGGAAGCTGTATGCACCGCTTATCCTCCGTATATCTCTTAATAATCGCTATCGCACCCGAAAGCGTACCGTAATCCTTGGCGTTGTCCGCCGTCATCATCATGTAGGTAAGACCTTCAAGTACCTCTCCTCCAGATACCCTTGACTCCATCTGTCTCCTTTCCCCATGCCGGGCGGCTTAGTCCGGCATGGCTTTAACATGGCCCTTAATAATTGTTTGTGATATATATTAATTCCCCTTGGAATCCAAAAGGCGTTCCATCTCATCATACTTGTCGAGCAGGCATAAAAGCGCATCTCTTAATATCCTTGCCTTATTCAACGTTTTAACATCGCCATTTGATGCATTTGGTGCCGTTGCTATTGGCTCAATACGTCGCACCATCTCCCTATATGTTTTCAATAACAGCTCCACGTCATTCTTACAGTAGCCCCTGCTATTGACAACCCTGATACGTGTTTCTTCCCCGTCACCAGTAACAATATTGTTGTTTTCCCCTTCGTCATCAACAATATTATTGTTTTTGCTCTTAAATACACCATATCTATCAGCAAACCTTGTCCATAATGGCCAAAGCGGGAGTTCTACACATATCATCAGATCTTTGTAATAAGCCTTAAAGCATAATTCAAATTCAAGCCTTATCTTATCCGTCTCAAACGGCAGTATATCGCACATTATCCTCTTGAAATACTCCGCCTCCCTATTCTCTGGCTTCAAGAGTTCCTCCATCACGCTTGACGGAAACTTTTTACTGCCAAATACAAGATTCAATGCCTTATACATCAATTCCTCCGACCATTCAGCTTTGCTATAATCGCTAGGATTAAACTCATTGACATAATCAGTGTCCATTTCGGACACAGCCTCATCAATCAGTGTAATCTGCCCCTCACAGTACCGCTGACTCTCCTTCTCTTCCTTTTCCAGCTCCTTTAGGCGTTCTATCTCATCTGAGGTTATATTATCCCTCTTTGTAAGCAATTCCTGCTGCCTTTCCTCAGACAGCCCCGACATTCCGTAGGCTATTGTCACAGGTATGGCATTTTGCTTGAATAACCGCATTGCATCTGGTGTCAGCTTGTTATATATAGCCTGATACCTTCCCACCTGTCCGTCACCGCACTTCATCTCCTTGGCGACCTCTGCCCTGAGTGCACGTCCCTTAAGGTCGCTGTCCTCCAGCATTGCAGGGAGTATCTCCGAAAGCCTTACGGACTGCATCATCTTCTCATAAGGAGTTATCTCCCTTGCCGTACTGTTGGTGCATATGACGATATACTCAGCTATCATGTCAAGGAGCTTTTCATTTCCATTCTCGCCAGCCTCCAGTATGACCTTCTCTGATATCTTCCTAGACATCAGACCGCCCACGTCTATCACGATGCATGGGAGGAACTCATATTGAGGATACCCCCTCTCGACATTGTAGAGGCTTGCCGCCTTACGTTTATGCCCCGCCAATATCTCATATTCGCTCAAATCAGTCTTTCGGACAATAAGCGGCTCCAATATACCGCCTACTATGAGCATATTATCCGCGAGCTCCCTCACGCTGTCATCATCAATGGCGTAGAAGTTCATAGGCGAACCCTTGAGCTTGCTGTAATGGAGCTGCTGCACCTTCACCTGTTCGGTCTTGATGCCTCCCAGCTCCTCCCCTTTCTCTTTTATCAACCTGCTTAAACTTGCCATGTCCTACTCCTCCTCGAATACCTTAATAACCTCGTCTGTCAAATCCAAGTAGTCCAGTGTTACGTTGCTGTTCTTACGGTGTTTCAACAGCGGTTTACGCACGCTGCTGTCCTCCGCACTCTCGCATATGGCAGAAAACCTTATTACGGTGTCGAATATCGTATATTCGTCAATCTTGGTAAGGTCTATTATCCTTTCAAGGCTTTTCTTCCTGCCGCTGAACATGGTGCAGAGGCAGGCGTATTGTAAATCTGCATCATATGCTCTATGTTCTGCTGCCTTAATAAGATAATTCTGCATCAGCTCCAAGCCATTTATGGCAAATCCAGAGGGACGAAACGGCACTATTACAAGGTCAGCAGCATAAAGGGCGCTCTTGGTAAGGTACTGCATGGTAGGCTGGCAGTCTATAACAATATAATCGTATCTGTCGGCTACAGATTCCACCAGCTCCCTCAACACGTCATAATCCGTCTCACCGCTTACATTCGCAGTATCAAGCTCGTCCCATGCTGGTACAATATCAAGATTATGGTATTTGCTCCGTCTTATCACACCCTTAAGACTGTGCCTCTTATATGCATCATAGAGCGTGCAGGCATTGGGGTTGTATTTGTATAATATATAGCTGGCGTTCCCCTGCGGATCGGCATCAATAAGCAGCACCTTCCTATCCCTTGCCGCTGCCAAATCATACGCAAGGTTAACTGCAGTAGTGGTCTTACCCACACCGCCCTTGTAATTGCTGATAACTATCACTTTCATCTCTTATACTCTCCTTTTTTCATCTGTTGATTAACTGTCATCCTTTAAGTGCATCGTCAGATAGATGCTCCAGCGCGAGGTGAAGTCATTGAAAGAGTACTCGCAGGTGTCAAGCTCATACCCCTTGTATTTATTCTCGAAGAACTCCCTTACCGCCTCACAGTCAGGTGGCATGTTCACTATCTTCTCCACCCTTCGATTTGTGTACCTTGGATGCTCTGGAATGGTGTACCAAGGCTTGATAAGTCCTTTGCTCTGCATCCAGCGTCTCTTACCCTTTATCTTTGCATCTGGGATAAGGTCATCAAGAGTCATCTGCCCCTCTGTCAGTTCGTCCTTTCTAAGATCCTTGCTGATGTAGACCGACAGACCAACTATGCCGTCCCTTTCAAATTGGAGACGGTCACAGTTGGCATATCCAAGCCTCTCCCTCTCCTTAACGCCCTTTCGCTTCCTGTCACACCAGAGTGCCTCCATCAAATCTCTGTCAAGACCGCCGCTTATGAGCAGGTGGTGGTGGATTCGACCGCCCCTCCTGCCGTACTCGGTTATGCATATGTATCTGGCTTTGGGCAGACCTAACTTTTTTCTCGCCCTGTTCACCCTGTCTATGTAGTTACGGATATTGTTGTCCGCCTCATCCTCATTTTTTGGTTTGAACCTGCCCTTATATGACAGGTCCATCTTATTATCCGCCTCGGTAAAGTTCGCTTTGATAAGCTGGAAGAGATACCTTATGGCGTTCTTATCGTTTAGTATCTTCTGTTTGGGTTCAGATACGTTCTTTTTCCTCTGCCTCGAATTTCTTTTCCTGGTGTCCCTTGTGTCTGGTCCTATATCCACCTCTATGAATCGTGCCTTTGAACCATACCTACCACACCTTATTACCTTCTCCATTATCTGACCGTAATTTGTCATATTTTGTATACCACCATGCTGTGCAAATATCCATAAGGATAATACTTATATACAAGCCCCAAATGCCTTGATTTTTCGGCATTTTTTAGGGTTTTTGGCTTGCAATATAAGGGCTTTTGTGGTATACTATTTTTAGTTGATAAATAGATGTAATTTGTATTTATACCACGTACATCATTTAAAAGTAACGCATTGCCGGCGTTGCTTTTTTATTGCCCTTTTTTTCTCGCACGTCCTTTATTTTATTTTGTTGTTTTTATGTTGCTCATTACACTACTTCATCAAAAATATCTAGCGTTATCGGGCAGTCTGGCTTGTACCATTCGTTATGCCAGTACCTGAACGCATCTAACTCCTGTGACCACTGCTCATAGGTTAGCTGCTGCCCAATATACATTTCATATTCTTCCCTGATTTTCAGGATTTCCAAACGTGCCTTTCTGATACAAACCAGACATTCATCCCTGTGTCCGGGTGTCGCACTCACCTGGAAGTATTCGTCCTTGTTATATTCTATTTCATTGAACAGTTCTGCAAGGTCTTCAACGCCATATGTGTGCCCCGACAGAAGCCAACATGTCAGTGTATCTTTTCTAGGAAGCTTTCCAGCCACATCAGGAAATGGTTTTTGGGTACAGATTGAGTACTCGTTGACGTGTGCAAACATTGCATCCAATATTTCACCCAATTTAAGACCATATATCCCGTTAATGCGGGCAATTGCCTCCACTGTCTCCTCTTTAACCTCAAAATCTATCCGCCTGTACTCTGTTATAACATCATATGTTTTCATATACATACTCCCTCCCTTCTTACCTAATCGTCATCAGAGATACTATCTTTTCATCTGGCGTTTCCAACCGCCCAAATACCACCAGTAAATCCTTCTGTGTCAGGGTGCCTTCCCTAAGCTTATAGGAAAAAGCCTGCTGCGTGATACCAAGTTCCTCCGCTATTGACGCATGATTTATTTTTTTCTGCTTCAATGCACCTATAAGATAAGCCTTGGTGTCATTAATCTTATAGTCAATCTGTTTTGATTTATTCTTAACCCTTGGCATAAATACCCTCCTTAATCGTGTGTATAAATCGTGTAATAAATTTCTGAAATTATTGTCAAATGTAAATACGTGGTATTGCTAACCGTCCATAATTGCTGTACAATATTGTTGAAAGGAGTTGATAATATGGCATCAACAAGTATAACAATACGTATGGATGACAGCCTCAAAAAGCAAGCCGAATACCTCTTAGATGATATGGGACTTAACATGACAACCGCAGTTACAATGTATATGAAAGCAATTGTTCATAATCGCAAGATACCCTTTGAAATAACCGCCGAAGACCCATTCTATAGTGAGGAAAACCAACGTCACCTAAGTAAAGCAATTGCAGACCTAGAAGCTGGCAAAGGTCAAGTCCACGAATTAATCGAGGTTGACGATGAATAAAACATGGCAAGACGAAGCATGGGACGATTACATCTATTGGCAAAGCCAAGACCGTAAAACCATTAAAAGAATTAACCAGCTCATTAAAGATATCGACCGCAATGGCTATACTGGAATTGGAAATCCCGAACCCCTCAGTGGTGATAAATCTGGTTGGTGGAGTCGGCGTATTGATGAAACCAACCGCCTCGTATACCGTCTTGAAGACAATACCATCAAAATAGCCCAATGCCGTTCACATTATGGTGACAAATAATTTCTTATTGGCTCTTGCAATTTGCAGGAGCCTTTATAATTTCTCTACTCCTCAAACTATCTATTCCAACAGTTCATTTATCGGCACATTGAACACCTCTGCAATCTGGCTACCAAGTGCTAGTGTGGGTGTTCTCGAATCCCTTTCTAGCTGTGCGATATATGACCTTCCAATGCCCAGCTCTTGACTTAACTGCTCCTGTGTCATTCCATTTTTATTTCTAAGTCTTTTAATGTTCTGTCCTATACTCATATGTTCTCTTCCTCCTTAAAATTAATTACTTGAATAAACAGTTTATTATTCCCCTCTCATACCTCTCTATGTTGACAATAATCAATAAAGAATCTACGATAATTGTGTCAACCTCCTTTACTTTATTAATTGACGTGTGTTAATATGTAATTGACTTTGTTACTATGGTAACAGTATATCACCCAATTAGGTGAAAAGGCAATACAAAATTAACCTTTTCGGGTGATTTCGTCATTTTTGATAATTTTCATTTGCTAGAAAGGGTGTGTTTTTATGTATAATTCACAAGAAATTGTAGTGCGCATAAAAGAGCTGGCTAAATTACAAGGCATTTCAATAGGTGATTTATTATCCGCCTGCGAATTAGGTGTTAATACGCTTTCCAAAATGTCTAAAGGCACTGACATTCTCACGCATAACTTTGCTAAAATAGCAGAATACCTTAACTGCTCTGTGGACTATCTCCTCGGACGCACTGACGTTGTGAATTACACCCCTGCTGCCGATACTGGCGATGACAAGTATATGGGAACTGTGATTGAAAACACTAGAAAGCTTAATGAGGCTGGAATGGAGGAACTGGTTAAATACTCCGAATACCTTCTTTCCAAAGACGAATACATAAAATCTCGGCAAGAAGGGACGGCAATATAATATATCCCTCGGCGTTTGATGATTGATTTGTTACTATGGTAAACTTTCGTATTTTTGAATATTGATTTTAGAAGCGTGGTATGCTATACTATGATTACAAATTAAATGTGATATGAGGATATCATAATGACAAAGACAAAACCCCCAACCGTATTCCCGTACAGTTGAGGGCTTTTTCTTGTCTTTTATAGTGGTCAAGCACCCACTAGGCTTGAATTGCTCTGTTGGTTATTCACCATCAAACCATTTGCATATGTAGTAAGATACTACGCCGCCAATTATAGATATTATTAGTGAAATGAGGATTTCATTCATAATGACTTTCACCTCCTTCCTATTGCTAGGATTTCAACAGTGAGAGCAATGGATTCATATTACAATGTTTGGATTTTATTGTCAATATACAAAATTCGAATGCATTTTCACTTATGATTTAAACAACTTATTCCGATAACTATTATATATGTGCATTAACTTGTAAGTCTACTCACATACAAAAATTATAGTTATAAAGAAAGGTTGGTTATTATGAAAAGAAAATGGTATCTTCAAACATGGTTTATTTGTCTTCTGTTTGCATTTAGTCAATTTATTATTCCTGCTATTGTAGGAATAATCTTGTTGATAAAGCAAATTATCCAAGACCACGAACTAGGAATCAAGTATGGAGCAATTGATAAATTGGACAATACTATTACTTTACTAAATAAACAAATAGAGCAACGGAATAATCACTTATCCGAAATAAAGGGCAGGGAGGATAACTTATATTCTTCCATCAAAGATTTAAATAAAGAAATTAACTCTCTAAAAGATGAAATCGCCTCACTTGAAAAAGATACTATATGTACACATTATTCATTCTCAGATTATGATGCACTGTCTTCAGAAGAATGTAAAAACAAGCTTGCTCTATTACGCCAAGAAGAACAAGAAGCCATTAAATCGGATTCCGTTCTAAAGGTTGAAATTTCTTCCAACAAGAAAAAAGTTATCGCTGTGTCAAAACAAATATTACGCTGTTTTGATTCTGAATGCGAAAACATACTTTTAAATCTATCGGTCAAAAATATTGACTCCTCACGTAATAAAATAACTAGGTCTTTTGAAACGCTGAATAAATTGTATGTGACAGATGGAATTAGCATGAAGAACAACCTTTTGGAGTATAAACTTAAAGAGCTAAATCTTGTATATACTTATGAACTGAAAAAAGAACAGGAACGAGAACTTCAAAAAGCCATCAAGGAACAGATGATTGAAGAAGAAAAAGTTCGCAAGGAAATCGAGCAGAAAAAAGCCAAGCTTGAAAAAGACCAAAACCAATGCAACAATGAAATCCATAAACTCATGGGCTATATGCAGAAATCACAAGATGATGTGGAAAAACAATTATATATCGACAAAATAAAAGAACTAGAAGATAAGATAAATCAACTGGAAGGCGAGAAATCCGCAGTTCTTGAACGAGAAGCCAATGCTCGTGCTGGCTATGTGTATGTTATTTCTAATATTGGCTCATTTGGCGATGATGTTTATAAAATTGGCATGACACGCCGATTGGAGCCAATGGACAGGATTAAGGAATTAAGCAGTGCTTCTGTTCCATTTGAATTTGATGTACATGCAATGATATTCTCTGATGATGCCCCTGCATTGGAGACAGCTTTACATCAGACTTTTAATGGAAAACGTGTTAATATGGTAAATACACACAAAGAATTTTTCAGAGTATCATTGGATGAGATAGAGGCTACTGTCAAGGCAAATTATAATGAAACTGTAACATTTACTCGCATTCCTGTAGCCAAGGAATATAATGAAACTCTTGAAATACTCGGACAAGGCAGACATTCATTGGTAAGTTAAGCATAAATACAATTGCTAAATAGCAGACCACCTTAATTGCTCTGTGGACTATCTCCTCGGACGCACTGACGTTGTGAATTACACCCCTGCTACCGATATTGGCGATGACAAGTATATGGGAACTGTGATTGAGAACACTAGAAAGCTTAATGAGGCTGGTATGGAGGAACTGGTTAAATACTCCGAATACCTTCTTTCCAAAGACGAATACATAAAATCTCGGCAAGAAGGGACGGCAATATAATCTATCCCTCGGCGTTTGATGATTGAATAGTTTGTTACTATGGTAAACTTTTGATTTATTGAATATTGATTTTCACTGAATGATGTGGTATATTAAGACATAAGAAAAGCACCCACTCCAAAAGTGGATGCTCCCAGTGAGTATTTAGTGTCTAAGCAGACACCGCCTATCCTGTGGGTGAGACAGGATAGGCATTTTTATTTTCGCTTGTTCTTCCTATCGAGATAGGCAAGCAATGCTACAATCAAACTACCAAAGGATATCAGCAAGCCAATAATCCCTATAAATATCAATATGATATCCGCAGCCGTCATGAACATCACCTCCCTTCTTATGTATTTCCTGCGTGCCGGATTTTAAGTTTGGGAGGCTACCACCCTGTCATGGGTACTTTTCCATGACGAGGATTTTATCACAGTATACTATATATTGTCAATAAAATAGCAGACCATCTTGAAAGACCTTGTTTTTTGATATGGTTTTGTTATTATTTTTTACCCTATTTTTTCCGATAAATATATTGATAAGCCTTAATTTGGTTTCGTATGATTGTTTATTTTAAAAATGGGGGATTATTATGCACATTATTAAAAAAATTATGCACGTTATTAAAGATTATGTTGGAGGAATTTTGTCGCTAAATGCAATTGCCTGCATTTTTTTTGCATTTAGTTCCAAAATAACTGGTGGCACAACAGTTTGCTGTCTTATCCTTTCGCTTTTATTTGCTTTTCTGGCATATTTATGCTTCAAAAAGCCCAAACATAAAAACATACCGTCAGGGACTAACGTTCCAACTTCTAAATATACTGCACATCCCGCCCAACCTAAGCTTAAAAGAGTTTCAAAACAGACTATTGCAGATTATGTTAGAATTGTTAACGACTGCGAACATCTGGTAAGCTCTACTAAGAATCCAGAAACATTTTTCTCTCGCTATAATCTTTTATGTGAGAAGCTCCAGCTACTTTCATTTTTCGACTCAAAATATAATGATGCCTATAAGCATTATACCTATGAAAAGGAAAAATATGTTGATAAATTCATAAACGGTGTATTTGACGAATATTTTATCAAACTGATGAACTTAAAGACCAAGAAGGCTATATTGAATAATTGTGAAAAATACAAATTGATTTTTCAACCTTATATGTCAGAAATGACTCAGAGCAATATTGACAATCTCGAAGAATATTACCATACATTACTTGCCAACTTTGCTACAGATAACCATACACTAACACAGGCTGTTGACAATTCAGTTGACATTATTTCTGAAGGCAATCCTATTGTTACAGCTAACACAACTGCTGCCATTTCGCAATTCAATATGCCTAATAATCCCGACATATGTGAACTGCTTTGGATTGCCGATGGTCCTATGAAGAATTATGATTTGGGAAATCCTGTTGATTTTGGTTTCAATATTAACAATACTCGTTTTTCAGCATCTGTTTTAAGCGGTGAAGAACCTAGCCTTATCTACACAACCATGCCTATATCTGAACCGCTATATAAAGATTCAATTCCAAAACCACCATACTATCCAACTTACAGCGGCTTATCACCCGAACAAAAATGGATGTATTTGCAGTTCTTGAACAATCCATTTGACGCATCCAATGATATCGGGTATGTATTTATATATTATTACGGATTGGAACGCTACCTTTTGACTTCCAAATCCGCCAAGGCTTTTGACATGATTATGCAACTTCGTTCCGCATATGACAATAATTCATTTTTGAACTATTCCGAATCAACTCTTGCTTGTTACTGTCTGGGCAAAAGGGATTTGAGCCTTGCCAACAGATTACTACTATCGCTTGATTCCATGCATAAGCATATGGATATCGTGCTGTTTTTGGCTCTTAAATATTCTTGTAGAATAGATTTGAGTGCTGAAGATATCATGAAATACCATAAATCATTTAGATTTACAAATGAGAGATACATCAAAAATGAGCCTAAAATGTTCTTGGCGTATTTACGTGAAAATATAAAATCGAAATATTCTTCTGGAGGAATTGACTTAGGCAGATATTTTTCGGATATTATCATTATGAATTTAAGGTCTGAGAACATCCCTGTTTTTGCCAATATTACAATAAAAAACAGAACTGCCAATATCCCCAATCTGTTATCATATGCACCTTTTACGGCAGATGTGATTAGCTTGCTTAATAAAACACACGAAAATGTCAAAGCTGCGTTAGCAATGCAGCGAAAGAAACAACAGACTTCGATGTAACTACACCCCTGCTGCTAGAACTGACAATGACAAGTATATGGGGGAATCAAGGAGGCTTAATTAAATATTGCATTTTGAAATGGTGTATGCTATACTTTGTTATGTAGTTGAAATTGCTAAATGTGCGTTCATGACGAACAACACAAAAAGTCTCAAGGAGCTGGAGAAATCTTTGGACTTTCCCACGGTTATTTCGCACTGTGGGCATTGAGCTATTTGCATATAATATATGCGACAATGTTTGCCATAACTGACATGATGAAAGTCGTGAAACTATTTATCTTCTCTTATCAAGATAGACAAGCAATGCTACAATTAAACTACCGAAGGATATCAGCTTGATATTTGTGGATTCTAACCGTTAAAGCGCCCTGACAGTTCGGCAAAATCGACATACAAATCATTATAAATGTTAACCTTAACATTTGAATTGAATGTGTAGTGCTCATTGATAATATCACCTTCAAAATAGTTAACCGTTACTGTCTTTTTGCGTGGATCCACAATCCAATATTCACGTATCCCATAATTCTTGTAATAATATAGCTTGCGTATATAGTCTTCTGACTGACTGTTTGGCGATACAATCTCTACAACGAAATCCGGAGCACCAACGCAGCGTTTACCATCTAACTTGTCACGATTGCACACAATAATTATGTCGGGCTGTACAAGCGTTAAAGGCTTGTCATTCAATACAACGTCAAATGGTGATACTACCACCTTGCAATTCCCTTTGTTGCTCCTGATGTACTCACGAAGCGTGAAAGACAGTTCTAACAATATGGTTTGATGGAGTTCGGAGGGACTAGCCATAGCACATGGGATACCCTCAAAGACTTCATAACGCACATTATCAGTCATCGCCTCGTGTTGTTCCAGGGTTATTAAATTTGTTTGTCCTTTTTTTAATTGTTTATTGTCTGTTTCGGATAATTCATAATAAGTGTTTATTTCGCCAAATATAGGTTTTTTAATAGCTGACGTTGTTACATTTTGAACTAATGTTTGTATATCTATTTCTAATGCATTAGCAATAATTCTTAATTTTTCAATACTTACTTTTCTTTTTCCAAGTTCATATTGTTGTATAGTACCAGTGGCAAAACCACATTTTAAAGCAAGCTCTTTTTGCGTTAGCTTTTTTTGTTTTCTACAATCTGCAATATTTTTACCAATAATAAAATCTGACAAGTGCATTATACCACCTCACACCCTATTGTATCTCTTTAAGATTAACACAAAATAAATAAAAGTGCAACAATGGTATTGCAAATTCAAAATGAATGTGTTATAAATATAATCACAAAAAAGTACATTCAAAACGAGTGTGTGGCAGGAGGTGAAACAATGGCTTTAACTAGTATGATATTGTCACATGACAAGGTGAGCGCAGCAATGGCAAGAAAAGGCTATACACAAAAAGGGTTAGCTGAGGCTATAGGCGTAACACCTCAAAGATTAGGGGCAATTTTGCGTAAACAATCTGTATTAGCTTCAAGCGCTGGACGAATTGCAAAAGCCCTTGATGTAGATGTAACAGAAATTATTGATTAACCACACAAAAAACACCGCCCAGCGTAACCAGCACCGGGCGGTAAGGGATTAATGTGTTAAATATAATATCACCTATATTGTATATTATAGCACATTCCCGGCATTCCTTGCAAGCCACTTACAGCTTGTATGGTATATTTTTATGTTTATTTTTACATAGGAGGATTTGTGCTATGAAAATTGAACATCTGCCGTCTGGCAGCTACCGATTGAGAAAGACGTATAAAGGGAAGACATATACCGTAATCGTGGACTACAAGCCCACGCAGAAGGAGGCTGTGCAGCTCATGGCAAAGGCCATGGACCATCAGGATATGCCCAAGACATCACACACCTTTGAATCCGCTGCTACCGAGTATATCGAGATGAAAGCCAATATATTGTCACCAGCGACGATCAGGGAGTATAAGAAATATCCCTCACGCCTCCCTGATGACTTTGTCAAGATGAAGCTGTCCGATATAACGCCTATTGATGTGCAAAAAATGGTTAACGACCTATCACTGGACAAGTCACCGAAGACTGTGGCTGATTTGCATGGCTTTGCATCCGCAGTACTACGTACCTTTCGCCCTGGTATTGTATTATCGACAACTCTTCCTGAAAGGAAGAAGGCTGATGATTACATTCCAACCGAGGATGATATAAAAACAATGCTGGAACATGCCAAGGGCGGCAGGTATGAAATACCTTTGAGGCTTGGATGTTACGGGCTAAGACGTGAGGAGATATGTGCCTTGGAATCTACTGATGTCAATGGTAATATATTAACCATTAACAAGGCGCTTGTCGAGGATGAAAATAAGAATTGGATTGTGAAGACCACTAAGAAACAATCAAGTGTACGCTCGATTTGGATTGATGATGAGCTTGCTAATATGATAAAGAGCCTTGACGGGCGTGTGTTCACAGGATATCCTGGAACAATACGCAATTATCTGAGCAGGGAACAGGACAAACTGGGTATCAACCACTTTTCGTTGCACAAGTTCCGCCACTACTACGCCTCCGTATCACACGCCATGGGTATCCCTGATTCATATATCATGGCATCGGGCGGCTGGAAGACGGACCATGTGCTCAAAGCTGTGTACAGACACGCACTTTCTGACAGAACAGAGGAGATGCAGAAACGTGTCGGCGATTATCTGCAAGGGCTGTCTTGACAAATATCCCTTGTATATACAAAGCATGTTTTTAAAAAATCGGCCGTTTTCTTGTCATGGATTTTGTCATGGATTTTAAAACGCATTGTAAACACGCACTTTTTGCGTCAAATTCACGCAAGTTCGAATCTTGTCACTCCGAGTTT